GCCTGAACAAGTTTATGCAAAACGTATTTCTGCACAACTTTCACGCATCCCATGTGATGATTTGAGACTTCAAGTTGACCCATTACGCAATTTTGTTAATCAATATAAAATAAAAAATAAAAATTCAAAGTTAATCATTAAAGAATTTCCACCAAAGAGTGTTTCAGTTCTTAACATTAAGTCATATATTAATAAATTGGTATCCAAAGGCATCAAACCTGATGCAATTATTATTGATTATGTTAATTTAATATCACCACCAACGAATGGAGTTGGTTCTTATGAGTCGGTAAAGCAAATTACTGAGGGTTTACGAGCTTTGACTTATGATTTTACATGTCCATTAATCACGGCAACACAAGCAAATCGTGCTGCGGTTGGTGAAGCACAACCAGACATGGGTAAAACTGGAGAATCGATGGGATTGGCTCATACAGTTGATGCACAATTTTCAATTTGGACACAAGATGGTGATTCTGATTTAGGAATTATACATATTGGTATTGAAAAGAATCGTTTCGGTCCAAGAGAAGTATATAGTCACCTCAATATTGATTATCCAACACTATCTTTGACTGAACCAAGTGATGTTGTTGCTGAATTTTCAGTAAAAGGTAATGCACCAAAGCTGTCAGCTGATATTGAATCAACATCTATGGAATCAAGTATCCTTGACACTTTGAATATGATCGACAACATTGCATCTTAATATGAAAACTGAACAAGAAATCGCTCAACATTTGATCACGGCGAAATCATTTCAAGTCTTTACACACAAAGATTTAGATGGTGCAGTCAGTTTGCTTACATTTTTGTGGGCTAATCCAACAGCAACAGTAACATATCGTGAAGTTACAAACATGCAACTTGATATAATGAATGATTATGTTCTTAAAACATGTAATCCACCATCAATTGTCGTAATGGATATGTCTTTAAGACAAGAATTTTTAAAAAATTTAGATTATGATTATGTATATTTTATAGATCACCATAAAGGATCTGAAGATTATGTTAAAAAATTTAAACAAGCAAATATTGTCTATAAAGAAACATCATCAAATGCACTTTTAACAAGAAAATTATTAAAAGATTTCTCACCAGAGTTATCTGATAATCAAAAAAAGTTAATATTACTAGCTGATGATTTTGATTGCAATAAACTTCAACATAAAGAATCATATGATTTAAATATTTTATTTTGGTCTCAATTTAAAAATGATTTTTGTTATTTTACAAATTATTATAAAGATGGATTTAAACCATTTAGTGATAAACAAAAAGAAATTATTCAACATGTTAAAGAAGATGCAAAACAAACTTTTAAAAACACAAATTGTTTTGGTGGAGATTTAATACTTGAAGGTTTTTCGCATAAAGTTGTTGCCGCAATTACCGATACATATAATAATGTTGTAATTGATATGTTAATGAGTAAATATCAACCAGATATATTACTATATATAAATACAAAAAGTGAAAAAGTTAGTATGAGGCAAAAACCTAGAGATAATCCTATAAATCTTGCAGCTTTTGCTGAAAAATATTGCGAAGGTAGTGGACATGTTTACGCTGCTGGCGGTAGAATTACTTTATTTTTCATGGAATTAACAAAAAAATTAAAACCATTATGATAATTACATCATCCCAACAATTAGAAGACCTCACAAACCCTTCATCAGCATTAAACATTGAAGAGTTTGAACAAATTACAATGAAATTTGGTGCATTTGTTTGTATATGCAAAGGTAAAAAAATGAATTACCTTAATTTTCTTAAATTTTTAGTTGACGATAAGCGTACACAGAAGATATACTTTACTTTACTAGGAGAAAATAATTTACAAACAATAATAAAAGCATATTTAGGATCAACTCCTAATGTTTATAAAAAGATTTTCCGTTCAAAAATTAAAAAATAATGATTAACCTTACTGATTTTGAGAAACGAATTTATAATTGTTATCTTAAAAATTATAGAAAGGGTCAACCTTACAAACCAAGACAAGATTTTTCTAATATTGACCCAAACACTGCGGCTTTTTTACAAAAAATTTCATATTTTTTAAAGAAATACAATCATATTGATTGTGTGGAATATTTTGAAGCGTATAACTATATACATTCTGATGAAAAATATCCATCACTTGATTATTTTATTACAAGATCAGCTTTGAAGACATATTCTTTATATAAAAAACAACAAGAAGACCGTAATCCAGAGAAACAATTTGATAAAATTAAAGATAGTTTAAGGTTTATTGGTTTATATTGTATTAATAATAAAATAAATTTACACAATTATATAAATTTTAAAGTAGCATATAGTTATGCTTGGCTTAATCATTACAGGGAACATAGAATAAATCCATATTGTTTATTTGAACTTGGAGATGTTTTTGGTATTTTAAGTGAAGTTCCTAAAGATGAACTTTATCTTTTTGCAAACAATCTTTCCGATAACCTTTTAGCATTTAAAGACAGATATGATAAGTCAAAAACAACAAAAGATTTCGTCAAACAAGCGGTACAAAAAGTTAAATTTTTTGTAGAAAAGGAGTTGACGAAATAACAAAACCTGATAATATTAAATAAACATATGAGTACTAAATACAACGCAAGTCTATTCGAATCTCTTCAAGAGATCATTCACAACAAGAGCAACTATGATTCCGCATTCAAGGACTTCATGAAGCTTGAAGCTGATAAAACCTATGTGGTTCGTCTTATTCCAAACGTCGAGGATATTTCTAAGACATGGTATAACTACTCCCAACACATTTGGGATAGTGTCGTAACAGGCAAGAAGGTTTCAACCCTTTGTCCAAATACATATAAGGAGAAGTGTCCAATCTGCGAGTATCGTTCCAAGATTTGGGCTACAGATAACAAGGAGTTGATTAATACAATAACTCCTCTTAGAAAGAACAAGCGTTGGCTTTATAATGCTTATATTGTAAAAGACCCAACAAACCCCGATAATGAGGGTAAGATCAAGCTTCTTAATGCAGGTGAACAGCTTGAGAAGGTTATTGAAGATGCTCGTAGTGGCGATTTTAAAGATGAATTTGGATTCAGAATCTTTGATTTATCTGATAAGGGTTGCAACTTAACCATTAAGGTTACAAAGAATCAAGGTGGTTATCCACAATACACCAGTTCAAGATTCACTTCACCAACTGCGATTGCTTCACTTGATAGTGATAGTGCAATTGATGAAGTCCATAGTAACATCAAGCCTCTTGATACTATTTTCAAGATTCGTACATACAATGAAGTTAAGGATCTTCTTGATGTTCACTTCTTGGGTAAAGATAAGCAATCATCCGCAATCGTTGATGATGATGAGGTTTCACCTAAAGTTGATAACACTGATGATGATTCTGTTACACATAGTGCATCAGGGTTAAGCGATCAGGAGAAGAGGATGAAAGAAATTCTTGATGATCTTTAATATATGAGTAGAGAAAAAGAAGAAGCACTCGAAGCAGCTAAACTAGCGGCAATGGTCGGCGGTCAGATGAAATTCATCGACCGCATGACTACTGAAAGAACTTCACAACCCGCAAATCGTATTGATATTAATCAATTTGTGGACAGGATTAAAAATCCTAATCTTCCATCTTGGACTAATCAACCAAATACACCTTCTGGATATGCTGATCCTATACCACAACATGTTATAGAAAACATGTATCCAGAACCAATTCAAACAGTTCCTAATATAGAACCACAGCAAGCACCACAACAAGTTGAAACTATTTCATTAGCAACAGTTAGTAATATTCCTTTAAAATTACATCCAGAACCAAAGGAAATAAAAAAAGTTGTTGCAAAAAATGAAACAACTGTTTTAACTCGTAGTGATATTGATAGTATTAGAAATTCATTAAAAGGTATTGACAAAACACTTTCAGCAATGCTAGAATTATTAAAGATTACTAATCTAGCAAAGAATCATGACTGAATCCGAGAATGTAAAACCCAAGGAAGTATTAATACCAATACCGAAAACTTCTTTAGAAAAGTTATTAAAGCCTGTAAACAGGCTTACAGAATCTTGCGTTCTTAAAGTTGAACGTGATCAGTTATTTACATGCTGTACATCATTAGATAATAGCGTAATTCTTTATGCTAAGACTCAATTACCAATAGTTATAAATGATTCAAAACTTAATATCATAAACATTAAAAAGTTTATGACAGGGTTAGATTGTCTTGGTGATGATGGCGAATTTAAGATGATACTTAATGAAAATCATCTTATATGTAAATCATCAAATGTTGCATCTGGAGAAAATACACATTTTAAATATCATTTAGTTGATGATGATATTATTAAAGAGTCATCAGTTAATCCTCAAAATATTGCAAATTTGGGATTTGATACATCATTTGATTTATCTGTTGGTAAGATTAAACAAATAATGTCAGCTTATTCATTTAGTTCAGATGTAAATAAGATTTATTTTTATACTAAAGATAATGCTGTTTATGCTGACATTGACGACAAAACAATGCAAAGCATCGATAA